CCATTTCTCCCCGTGGCCATTTTATTCTAAACTCTGTGTTCTTTTCAAGATCAGACTCCATAAGTTCTAATCTTGTTTCATGTTTATTAATCTGTTCTATAACTCCAAAATAGCCCCAAACGCCGATAGCGACGATCCCGATCAAACTAGCAACCGTTTTCATCGGCATCTGTACAGCTTGGTCTTCTCCGATTTTTAGCGCCATAAATTAGTCCTGCCAGAATTTTGACACGATACTGTCCCAAAGTTTTTTGATTTTTTCCCAAACTTTGCAACAAATGTTTTTACATTTTTCAATCATGTTTCTTCTCCTCAATTTCGTAAAAGAAGTTATCCGTATCTTCGGTCTTCCATTTACTTGTGTTTTCTACGTTCCATTCAGAGGTTTGCACTTTCCAATCCGGCACATTATCTTTAACAGTAAATGAAGGGATATCCCAAATACATCTATTGTTAGGTTGTGCTGCATAGTTCCCATCGTCTAGGGCTATGATGTGAGCGCATTTATGCTCGTGCGGTATCTCTGAGTGATCCGTATCAAGGATATTACTTTCAGGATGAGCAAAGTCAACCGTAAATAAGTACTTGCCTGGGTGCCATTTTTTGTCTTTTCCTATGTATTTTCCTGCCTGTCCTTCTAGGATATCCCAAGAATGAACAGAAGGATAATAACTAAAACAATTCCATAGCTGAAGCTCGTCAAGTCTGCGAATTGGAACAGCTTTCGGTTCATAGCCACGTTGAATAAAAGCCGTAATTGGTAAACGATAGAAGATCGCCCCATTCTCCATAATTGCGTGAAAAAGAATAGACTTCCCCGTAATAGATGATAGACCAAAAATAATACAGTCTTCGACTTCACCATGATGTTTCTTAAGATCATATAAATACTCCCTTCTTATTTGAGCATATTCTACAGGTATGTTTGCATTTAAGTAAGCCATAATTAATCATTTATTGTTCCCCAATTTTTTCCATACTCGTAGTCGACCTTATTGGGCACTTCTAACTTAACAGCATTCTCCATCACTTCAACAATTTTTTTAGCTTGTTCATCGGATTCAACTGACACACAAAGTTCATCATGAATTTGTATGTGTGCGATTATACCTTCTTTGTATAAATCTAACATAGACTTTTTTGTCATATCAGCTGCAGATCCTTGTATGAGTTTGTTAAGTGATTTGTAGGTGTATGCTCTTTTGATCCCAGGTCCGTGTTCCTGTAATGCTTCTTCATGAGGCAATGCCTTATGCATACCGAAACTATTGGGCTCCCATAAATGAAACCTGCACAAACGACCAAGTAAAGTTCTTATCTGTCCACGTTCTTGAGCTCTGTTCATTGCAGAGTTCATCAACTGTTTTACAAACGGAACCTTCGCATGATATTGATCGAACAACTCAGCAGCTTTCTCTTTCGATACACCGAGTTCAGCTTGTAACTTAGCTTTACCCATACCGTAGAAAAGACCCAAATTGATCGTCTTAGCTTGTGTCCTAGGAATCTGTGCCATGTCAGCTACAACTTGGTGAAAGTCTGTTCCCGAATCATTTTCATAGGAATCAACAACGTCGTATACTGATGGAAATTTATGTAGAGATGCATAATGCACAACTAGTCTTGGCTCTTGTTGTGAGTAATCAAAACAACCCCACTTCTTACCTTCGTCAGGTAAAAACAAAGATCTAATCATTGGTCCAAGATCTTTATTACGAGCTGGAATCTGTTGTAAATTAGGATTAGAATAGCTGAATCTACCTGTAACTGTGCCCCCTTGATCAGATCTTATTTGATTTATATCAGCATGTATTCTACCTTTATGTTCGTATCTTAATATGGTATCTATAAATGTAGTGTGAGCTTTATTAATTTCACGAGCTTTAGCTATCATTTGCACAACAGGATGTTTGTGTTCTTGTAAAAAATTTTTAGTAAAGGAAGGAGCACCGGTTTTAGCAGTACGTTCATATGGTAAAGAAAGCTTATCAAATACTTTCGCAATACTTCGTGCAGCCCATATCTGAGGTTCTAATGTGGTTTCTTTACTTATTGATGACAGTAATTTCTTCTCTTCTGTTTCTAGTTCTTGCTTTAGGCGAGAAGCTTTATCTGAGTCTACCCTCACTCCGAGAAACTTCATATCGACAAGACAAGGAAAAAGATCTGTCTCAAGATTAAAAATAGATTCAATATCTTGATGTATAATTTCTTTTTTAAATACTTGCCAAAGTTCTAAAGTTAACTCTGCATCTTTCTCTGCGTAGGATCCGACCTCCATCGCTGGTAATTGCCATAGATCTTGTTTAGGATCTAATCCTCTTGACTTAGCTGCTTCAACTAATGCAGCTTCTGATTTACCGTGACCTAAGTAATCCCATGATAAACTATTTAAATCATATCTAAATCTATTCTCATCAACTAATGATGCTGCTATCATTGTATCAACAATGAGTCCTTCAATCTTTAAACCCATTTGTCTAATCCAACATACGTCGTACATTGCATTGTGAAATATTTTGATAGCTTTTGTGTTAAGTGTATCTTGGAACCATTCTAAAGTACGCTTTCTGTCCATATTGGGTCCTGAGCCATGAGCGATTGGAAAATAAAATTTTCGACCTGGCACAGCTACTGCTATGCCTACGACTTCACCGTTACCAATTACAGATCCTGATCCTAAAGTTTTTAAGTTTGGATCTCTAGTTTCTAAGTCAACTGCGATCTCATCGTATTGCCTTAGATCGGGATACTCTTCCGGTTCGTTCCATTCTGTCTGTGCTTCAAAGAGCGGTACTTTCATAATTTTGTTTTACACTTTTTTCTCTGCTATTGCAATCGCACGACCTATTTCTTCCGCGATCTTGGGGACGATAGAGTTTCCCAATGCTTTAAGTCTGTGTACTCTGCCGGATAACCCATGAGCCACTCTACCCACGTCGGGTTCAGACTCCCACCCTGTGTGCCTCGCTTGGCTACTGCTACGTTGAGATTCGTTCCCTTCCTTTTGAACTGACTCGGTCCCGCATTGTTCTTGCTGTCGTTCACTGTTGGTGTTGGCCACATCTCCACTGCTACTGTTAAGGGTGTTCCCCCTTGCTTGTACTTCTTGGTTCGATTGTTTGCTGAGTCTTGTGTTGGTGTTGGCCACATTATGTTCGGGTGTGCCACTTGATCGTTGATGCTGATTGGCATTTTCTTGTCCACCTTCATTTGCATTCTCTCTTTCGAGCTCGCTCCCCTGTCGCAATGTGCGTCGGGAGTTCGCCACAATCCAGATTCTTTCTCTTTTGTGGGGTGCGCCAACGCCTGCAGCTGGAATATTGAACGCCCTGACTTCGTAACCTTCTCCTTCCAAGTCAGTGCACACATTTTCGAAGACCATGCCGTTTTGGATGCTAACAATACCTCGCACATTTTCTCCAATAACCCACCTCGGCTTAAGCTCTTTGATGATTCGAAACATTTCCGGCCAGAGATGTCTGTTGTCGTCTGTTCCTTTTCTTGCCCCTGCGATACTGAACGGCTGACAGGGAAAGCCACCGACGACAATATCAATTGTTCCGTGCTCCTTGATAATTTCTTCCCCTTTAAGTTCTTTAACGTCATTATATATCTTAACTCCTTTCCAATGTTTTTGCAGCACTAATTTGCAATACTCATCCATCTCGCAAAAGGCTACAGTTTTAAATCCTACTTTATCTAAACCATAACTAAATCCACCTATGCCACTAAACAGATCTAATACTTTCATTTTCTATCTTTTAGTTTTAGTATTTCTAATTCACAGTAATGAATTATTTTTTCTAGATCTTTGATTTTATCCTTTTTCAAATATCTACAAACGTATTTCACAACACAGCCTTGAAAGAAAGAGAGATTATTTTTTGAAATAAACTCGTACGGCTGAATGTGATAATCTTTATAGTGATTCCCACCGACCTGCCTTGACTGTGGAAATACTTTTTCTAAACCATCGGGATCTGTCATAATTGATATCCTTTCCTTTCTATTTTTGCTTGTAATAAATAAATATTCTTTTTTGCTCTCGTCGTTCCTACATACCATACTCTGTGCTCTTCGTCACTCTTTGTTATACTTCTCATAACAGCTTGTCGTATTTTATTGGCGTTATCTAAAACTAGAATAACATTATCTGCTTCACCACCTTTAGCTGCGTGTATTGTAGAAACTTTGATCCTCGGTTCTTGATTAAGTTTTTCTTTATTTGATAGCATTAATCATATATAATTCCGTTCTAAAATATTACCTTTACTAAATACTTCATACCACTTTAAACTTTTATCTTGTAGATCTTCTTCATCAGCAAAGTCTAACAGATCTTTCATCGAGATCTCTGTTATCTCTTCACCATTGACATACTGCATGTGAGTTAGAATAGCTTTGTAAAGTTTAACATTATAACTTTTACCTTTCTTAGTTTCAAAATAAATTCCTTTGTCTTTTAAAATTTTACAAATCTCGTTAGCTCTATTTAAAGTTCTAGTTAATATTAACCAATTATCAGACAATAAATCTAAATGATCTAACGCACTTATCTTTTCTACTTTACCTTCTTCATCTCTTGCTTTATAATGTTTTGTCGCTCTTAATCCACGAATACGACTTATCACTACAGAAGAAAGTTCTTGAACCTTTTTAGGTATACGTCTTGATTTAGATAAAACTCTTTCTTTTGCAGGTTCTTTAATAAATCGATTTACATCTGCACCTGCCCAAGTATAAATAGCTTGATCGTCATCACCGGCTAAATAAACATCATCAGAGTTAGATTTTAATAAGTCATACATTTTCCATTGTAATGGTGACAGATCTTGTGCTTCATCAACAAACATAACTTTAAATTTAGGACAAAGATGTGGTTTAGCTATGAATTGATTTATCATATCCGAGTAATTTAGTAGGGTATTTTTCTTTTTGTATTGATTGTAGTTAGCTTCAATGTGTTCTAACAGTCCCCATCGAACTGATGATGAATATTCCCCTGAACAATACTCATCCCAAACTGAAATACATTTTTCTTTTGCTTTTAAAATAATTTGAAAGTACTCGTTATCACAAGTTAAATAAGGTGATGCGTCTACATCTTTTCTTACATTGACTCTAATACTTAAGATCCTACCTAGATCTGCGTAATGATAGTCTTGCATAACTTTACTCTCGTCTAGACTTAACTTTTGAAAAGCCAAAGAATGAAATGTTCTAAAGTATGGTAGATCTTTCTTTTTATATTGTGGATTCTTTTCTAACATTCTATCTTTTGCTGTGTTAGCTGC